CGTTCCAGTAGGAGCCGCCCAAGCCCCTGCAAGGAGGGGGGGAGGGCTACCGCCGTCTTCCGCCTTTTTCCGGGTGCCGCTTGTTGTGGCACGCATCGCAAAGGCTTATAAGGTTATCGCTTTGCAAGGCAAGCTCAGGGTAATCGTCCAAATGTTTGATGTGGTGCACCGTAACCGCCGGACGTATCCGACCATAACGCTTGCAGTCCTGGCATTGGTAAGCATCCCGTCGCAGAATCACGCAGCGTTTGTGCCGCCATGCCTTAGATTTGTAAAAGTTTGAAACATCCATCTATACCACCATAAAAAAACACCGCACGGATACCTCCGCACGGTGCGTTTATCCTATATCTATTATACCAGTAATAGATGCAAGATTGCAATATATTTCGCCGAAATTCATGCTCTTTCGGAATTCCATTTTATACAATGTGTTGATATGCTTGTATCAAATCACGCTACATCTTGTGCTGTCGTGTAAACGCCGATACCATACGCCTTGCGTTTGTTTATGCAATACCGTCGTAGGTCTAACGATTGCAAGACCAAAATGCTGTAGTAAGGGCTGAGTAAGTCGTCCTCTATCGTTTCAATGCGGTGCAGAGATTCCGGTGTGCCGTCATCCCCCTGCAATGCGTGCTCATACTCTACCATCGTTGACCGCACGATGTATGCAGCGAGATTTACATAGCAGTCGTTGACGTTGCTGTGCCGGACGCTTGGCGTTAGCTGCTTTCGTGCTGCTCCTGTCTTGTCCTGTAGATTGGATTTATGTGCTTTGTAGTACTCAGACCGCACAACCTTTTTGCACGCTTTGCAGTAGCTATCACGCTTTTTAGTGGTGCGTCCGGTATGCTTGTTTACATAAGTCACAAGCCCATTGTCTGGCAGTGGTTGCCCGCATCGCTTGCATACCTTGCTCATCGCTCTTGCTCCATCCGCTTTTTTTGACGGTCAAGTTTAAATGTGACCATTTTGTCAAACTCATACGGGGACAACAATTTTCGCAGCTGCATCACCATGATGTAGCAATCCGCTGCCTCCTCGATAACGTGAGATTTCAACTCTTCTGTTTGCTCCGGTGTGGATGCAAGAAGGAACTTTGCAATGGCTGTTTGCAGCTCTCCGGTCTCCTCCATCGTTTTAACAAGCTGATTCTGCAACCCGTAATGGATTGCAATCTCGTTGATTGTAAATTGACTACTCATTTTAACCGCTCCTTTACTTGTAATTGGATTTTTGTAAAATCAATCTGGTAATCCTGCTTAAAATGCTGCATCTGTTCCAGCACATCGGGTAACTTGCCAAAAATCGGCGGTATCTCAGCGATGGACTGCACGTTGTCAAACAGCCGCTGCAACCGTTTCCCTTTCCAGCCATAGTGCCACTCCAACGCAACGAATACCATTGCCATGCCCTGATAGATAGCCATTTTGTGACTATACTCGACCTCGTGCTTGTTGTACAGGTTTTTCCGCTGTAAGGCTGGGTTCTTCATTTGGATTCCCTCATCTCTTTATTCAGAATTTTCGCTGCTTTTTCGGCGTTTTCTTCGGTGTCAAAAGCTACCATACACGGATTTTCCCAACTGATGCTGCGACTTATGTCATATCTGCCCTGCGAATGACCAAAATAAACATAGAACTTTACTTCATCATCATCTTCGTAATCCGGCTCATAGTCCGGACAAAGCTGGTCGTGCAGCTGTTCAAGCTGCAACAGTAACCGCATTTTCTTTGCGACTTGTTCAGCACGCTCTTTTGTGCGGAAACAGTTGCCTACTGTAATAAGTTTATCATCTACAGGATAACCCCCATTAAAATACTTTCCAGTTTCAAGAGTGTTGCCGATATAAAAATATTTTTCTTCAACTTCCGGCTTCCACGGCTTCCACTCTTCCTGTCTCTTCTGTGCCTCTGCCTTTTTCCGCAACGCTTCCAGCTTCCCCAAAAAATCCACTTTCAGGTCTTCAATTTTCTTTTCGATGTCGTTCATTTCAACGCTTCCTTTCGTTTTTATTTTGCTCAGTATTTTATAAACTCATCACCATAAATACTGTTAAGCACATCAAATACATGTCCCATACCCAGCCCTTTGCTGTTGGGTATCCATAAACCATCCTCGTTGTACTCACCGCCGTTTATGCAGTAATTGTACTGTTTTGGATGTGTCTCTTTAAGTCGCTCAAACCTGCTTTTGCCTTTGTCCAAATGGCAACCAAATCCACAAAAAATGCAGCCTGTTCTGTTGCAACCTGTTGTTCCAAGTTTATCTGTTCCGCATTCATAGCCGTATTCTTCAAGTCTCATTTGTTCAGGCTGTTCAGAATATACTACATCACCATACACACCCGCTATTGGTAAATTGTATTTCTTTATGTATTGATAAATATCCTGTTCAGTCCAGAAACTCATAGGATTTGACATTGGATATTTGGTATCAAATGCATTGCAACCCTTTTGAAGCCATTGACCTAATCTTTGTTTTCCCTCAGATGCCATTTGTGCCGTTATTGGCTTTTTTTGAGTAAGTTTTGTGTATTTTTTTATAGGCTTCTTTTTCATAACGTCACAGCAGGCATTTGAAATAATAAAATCTACATCAATCAACGGCTTGTATTTTTCAATTGTGTAAATTGACTTTGCTCCGTCACTCCGTGTTGCTGTTCCATTTACATATTTCATTGCCCATTCTTTACCTTGCCTTGCATCATGTACTTTCCTTGATACATTTTTACTTATCATCGGATATCCATATTTTTTGATAACTTCATTAAATCTCATTTCGGGTCTTAATATCGTGACGTTATCGAACGTCTTTACAAACCTCTGTATCTCCGGATACTCCAACCCAGTATTTACAAATACCGCCTCTACATCCGGATACATCTGGCGTACCAGATGCAACAAAACCGTGCTGTCTTTGCCGCCGCTAAACGACACATAAACCTGCCCGTCATCCACATACTCGCTGTACTCGTCTTTTTTCAGAGGCGGCTCTTTGTCACCTCTTGTGTCAAACACTACAAAACGTGTTTTGCCTGTTTTGGTGTTTGTGATTTTAAACTTGCACCAACTCTCATACCAAACCTTGATACGCTGCTTTGTCATTATGATTTTTGCATTTAACGGCAAAGACTGCATCTGTATCAAATCCGATTTCTGGTGCCGTTTAACATCATCGTTCATTTCGACTCCTCCGTTTCGCTTCTCCGATTCCATGCGATTCTTGCTTTCACATCATATTCCGCTCCAAAAAAGCAAACATCCGCACCGCATACGTTACAGATAAACATCTGTGTACCTTTCAAAGGTGCTGTCACCTGCTTTACGTTCTTATTGCCGCAGAACGGGCAAGGTTTCAATCTCGATTTGGCTTTCATAGGTTTTCTTCCTTTCTCTTTCATTCCAGCCCGTACTGTTTCTTCAATTTTTTAACTTCCTTTTTCAACTTGTCAAGACGATTAGAATAAGGCTTGAACATTGGAATGTACGCAATTACATCAACACGCCTTCCGCTTTCCAACTTTCCAGAAGAAACTTCGAGCGGATACTTATCCAAATAGCAACCATCCCATGCATCATACCCGCGTATTACCCACGTTCCACGGTGTGTAAATGTTGCAAATCCAGAAAAGACAGACCATTCTTCATCATTCCACCAATAATGATAGGTTACAATATAATCTCCCGGAATTGCAGCTTTTTCAGCCGCAAGCGTCCATTTTACGTGTATTTTTCTTCCAGTGCGTGTGCGTTCTTCAATACGAAGAGCTTCAAGTGCATCATGCAATCCCATTTTTGCTTTCATTTTTTGTTTTTCCTTTCTCTTTCATTCAGATTCTTTCGCTTCTATCGCTGCAATTAAAACGTAACGGTGACATTTAAAACCGCCGCAGCCAACCAATAAACCGCCCGTCTGTGGTCTTTATGCCACAAACAAACCGCTGCTGCACCAACATCCAGCAGTATCATGGCAATTGGTAGGATTTGCGTGGCGTTGATTTTGCTCATGTTTCCTCCTCAAGGATAGTCACGCCTGTGACAAGTTCCAAAAATTCTCTGCCATCATCGGTTACTTCAAAACAATTTTTCCGATATTCTTTCATAAGCCCGATTTTGGCAAGCTTCATGATGTTCGCTATGTCTGCCAAACCCGCTTGAAAGTAGTTTCGATAAGGTGCATATCTGTGGTACTTTGTGCCTCTTATCCTGCCACGGTTAAAGCCTATTGTATGCTTCATAATGTCAATCTGCTTATAGGTTACGTTGCCTATTTCTTTAAAATTTAGCATGATTCACTCCTTTTTTCGCGTTTCCATCCGTACCACTGCACCCTCAAATCAACGTTACCAGCATTATGCTGACCTCGTATCATTTTGACTGTACGCAGTTTTGCATTTGCGTTATCCACTGTCAAATATAACAGCGGATGCATATTCCCTTTTTGTCGAGCCGCTGTAACCACATCCCAGTGATTGCATCACGGATACCGTACACCGGACGGCGTTGCACGTCCATTTTTAAGATTTCTTTTGTCAAACTCCTGTACAAAGTAAAAGCCTTTGGTTTTGCAAGTTCCTCTTTCGTAAATTCCGGCGGCTCTATCAAATACGAGTTGCAACGTGTATCGACCATCCTAAAAAGCCGACGTGTGCAAATGTTGTACTCCTGCGTGATTATTTCAGCGGATTTGCCGCTCAGATAATCAGACACTGCTCGACGTAACCGCTTTTCCTCGTCTTTCCAGTTCCGGACAATTGCATCTCGGTATTCTCCTCGCCGCTCGCTGCAAAAATATCTGACCGTATCGCCTGTGATTTTGTATTTATCACCTAACGCATTGACCGGACAACGGTCTACAAAATAATCATATGCGACTTGCATTTTAAACCGCTCTGAGTATCTTTTTGACATATCCATCCCTTTCCTATTATATCGGCTCATCCAAGTTTAAAATCAGGCTTGCATAAGCTTCAGCGTTTTCTGATACCGGTGTTTCTTGTTGCTGCTTTTTTCCTTTGTGTGGCGTTCCCTCTGTTTTGCCCCAATATTGCAGGGTCTTTTTCCAGTTTCGGATAAAATTCCCGTTTTTCGTCTTCCAATCTCTTTCCGTGTAATAGTCATAAAACTTTTGCACGTCAATCCGGATTTTCTCTTGCTCTGCAAATAACCGGATTTCTTCCAGCGTTGGAGGAAAATTTTGGCTTTCTGCATCTAAGATAGATAGATAGATATCTTCTTTATCTTCTTCTATCTTCTTATTCTGTTGGGACGACTTTGGGACGACCTCGGGATTATCTTGGTAATCACCTGGGGAAATGCTTGGGACGTTCTGAAACTTATCATAATTATTTACCGTAAATACGGTGCATTTCGGGTATTTGCACCTTGTGATTTCGCCTGTGGTTTCAAGGTGCTTAATTGCAGTCCTTACTTTGTCCACACTTAGCTTAGTTTCGCTTGCCAAAACGGCATAACTGCAAATCCGGCTGCCACAAGGTACGGTGATTCCGTGCCATTGTCTTTTTGCTATATTGGCGGTCAACAGCAGATGCAGGAAGACCGTTTTTGTGTTGATGTCATCGTACCACTCCCAGTTTAAAAGTGACCGATATAGCTTAATATAACCGCTTTCCAACATCCACCATCACCTCTTTTCTTAGAATGGTACGTCACCATCGCCGAGAATCGTTTGGAAGTCGCTAAGGTCGTCGAGGTCAATTTCCGGTGTTGACTTACCAGCATTTTTGACATCCGCCTCATATGTATGTACAACGCTTTGCGACTGATTGACAACGCCATGCATCGGATTGCTGTAAGACGGCGTCTGCGGCTCGCTGTAAGCCGTTTGCGGTGTGGACTGGTAGTTTTGCGGTTGGCTGTTATAATCGCTCTGTGCGGCGTTCTGGGCTGTCTTACTCTCGCCGAAAGTCACATTGTCCGCTTGTACATTCATAGCATAATGTTTCACCCCGTTGTTGTCCGTGTAATCAGCGTTTTGCAACTTGCCCTCTACGATAATCATCGACCCCTTACGGAAATACCGGTTGACAAATTCCGCTTGCTGCCGCCAGCTGACGATGTTGATAAAATCCGCTTTCTGGTCGCTGTTTTTGCTGTACTGCCGATTGACGGCAATCCGAAAACGGCAAACAGCAATGCCGCTTTGTGTGTTTCTGAGTTCCGGGTCTGCACACAACCGACCCATTAAAATTACCTTGTTTATCATTGTTTTTGTTCCTTTCGCAGCGGTGCAACCGCTTTTTCGTAGTTTCGATAGTAATAGTAAAAGATTTCCAGCAGCTTTTTGGCTGTGTCCTCTTTTTTGACAAATGACACCTGCAAGCCGCACCGATTGCCCGACCGGAGCGACCGCAGAGCGAAATAGACGGTTTCGCCGATGCGTTTCACCTTTCGATTCTGGGAAATCATCTGTTTTTCTGGGATTTCGTAAGCTTTTAACTCTGCCTCCGACGTTACGCCCTCTAAAATCAACTCC